AAATTTTAAAAATTGGAACAACACTTTTTGGAGTTCTAATGTTATTCGTAAGTGTCATTTAAAAACAATTGTACCTAAAGACGGGCGCGACCATTGGCTGATGCATGTAAACGTGTTTCCGAACACGAATATAGAATTGCCAATCCTTGGGTTTAATATCGCAGCTAGCCCTAAAAAGATTACTAGTTCGTTTATGGACTATAGCCCTTTATATGGATTTCCACATCCGTATCACGATTATATGGAAATGCGTGTTGCTGGTTTGGAATGGAACATGCCACAGAATTTGCCACCCTGGGCCAGTGAAATCTTTTCAGGAGATGTGCTTACAGCTGACAACATTGATACTGATGCGGAACTCAACCATTTTATCCAAGTCATGACCGATTTGGTAGATTATTACCTAGACAATTTAAATGCGAATGCGCTCGAAACTCAGCGTGATATAAAGCCATTATTAAACAGATATTGTCAAAATCAAAAACTAAATCCGCATTTACATCGTTCTATTTTGGCTATGGGCATATCAGAGCAAGATAAAAACGATTACGTAAACAACGTATTGTTTGAAGAAATTTAAATGAAAATATTCAAAGCTATTGCTGCCTATACCAACAATTCACCAAAAAAACAGTTGACATACATGCACTGTTGTGATAATATTAATATTATTAGTAATGAAACAGTCCTAAACTTTTCGAACCACAAGTATTTAATAACTGTGGTTTGCTGTAGTAATTGTGGTAGTAAAAAAGCAACCTCTTACATTAAACACATAAAGGAGATATAAATGATTGTAAATAAATTCCTAAAAGAAAAGTCAGGACAAAATTTACGCGCTGAAATTCATTCTGACGTGGATGGATATAACGTCAAATATTTTATAAATGAAACCATGCAAACTCAAAAAACATTTGCAGGGCAAACTATTCGACAAGTTGAAGATGAAGCAAAAGGATGGATTAATTCGGTAGGAGTTATAAACGGTTAATGATAGAAACTAGAACCCCGGAAAAAATTCACTTGGCAATTCAAGACAAATTAAAAAGAGGAGCAACTTATATTGATGCTCTTGTTACCTATGCCAAAGAAAACAATCTTGAAATTGAAACAGTCGCAAATATAGTTAAAAAATCTACAATCATAAAGCAAAAAATAAAATCCGAAGCTTTAGAAATGAGATTGGTAAAAAAGGAAGAAAATGACGTCACTGAATTATGCTAATGAAGCATCGTTTCGAGTTTATGTCAACTATCTAGCACTTAAGAAACATTTCGATACTGATGGTTATGATTATCACAAATATAATGGAAAAATTAGAGCTTCTTTCGATAAATTTCAAACACGAAACGATGCATTCTTTTTTTATAAGTTATCGAAAAAAGAAGATCCGTTAAAAATTCTTATCGCCAATCTAGTTCGTAATCCAAAGGCTTGGATACGAGAAATAGTCGAAGATCGTGGTGAAGAAATATATGCCGAATGGGAAAAGAGAATGGATTCTCTAACCTATTCGTATAAAATGGATTTAAAAAAACTAAAAGACAACTATCACGACAACCTAGCTGTTAACGACGGGCAGCATCCTTATATAATGACTATGTATTTCCAAAAGGAAATTTCTATTGAAACTTTTACTATACTTTCAAAGATTTCTAATGTTTATGACTATTGGGAAGAAAAAGTAGTTGACAAATTCGTTGCACGTGATATAATAAGATTATCCAAGAAATATTATCCATTCTTGGAAATAGACCAAAAAAAGTTTTCTGCAATCACTAAAGAATACTTTTTTTAATATAAATAGATGGTGGAATAAATCCACAACATACATCGCAATATAAACCAATGCTATATAACGCAAAACTAGGAGACACAAATATGACAATGTCATTTGATGCACTTAAAAAGAACCGTTCATCTTCACTCGATAAGTTGAACTCACAGCTCTCACAAATCGCAACAAAGAGCTATTCAGATCCTAACGAAGGTAAATTTTGGAAACCAACACGTGATAAAGCAGGTAACGGTTTCGCAATCATACGCTTTCTTCCTCCATCATCGGGAGAAGAAATGCCATTCGCTAGACTCTGGGACCACGGATTTCAAGGTCCAACCGGTTTGTGGTATATCGAAAACTCTCTTACGACAATCGGAAAAGACGATCCAGTTTCAGAATTTAATTCAAAGCTCTGGAACAGTGGTGTCGAACAAGATAAAGAGCAAGCTCGTAAACAAAAACGCCGCCTTAAATATATATCAAACGTTTATATAGTTAAAGATAGTGGCAACCCTGATAATGATGGAAAAGTATTCATGTATCAGTTTGGCAAGAAAATCTTTGATAAGCTAAATGATTTGATGAACCCATCCTTTGAGGATGAAAGTCCAGTCAATCCGTTTGATTTTTGGGAAGGCGCAAACTTCCGTCTCAAAATCCGACAGTTTGAAGGATATCCAAACTACGACAAATCAGAATTTGACGGCCCATCGCCGCTATTTGAAGATGATGATGAATTGGAGGGAGTTTGGAAGCAACAGCATTCTCTGCAAGAATTGGTTGATGAAAAGAACTTTAAATCATATGGAGATCTAAAAGCAAAAATGTATCGTGTTCTAAATCTCACTGGTGATTCTCCGCTGTCAACAAATACAGCAGATGATGATACAGATAATGATCTTGACATGAGCAAGTTTGGAAAATCTGCTGATGCACCTACGATGAAAGAAGAAACATCTTCGGCATCAACATCGCAAACAGATAGTATTAGTGATGATGACGAAGATCTCGCAATGTTTAGAGACCTCGTTAAAGGTTAACAAAGAGAAGGGGCTTCGGCCCCTTCTCATATCTAGGAGGTTAAAACATGGCTAATAAAATATACGAAGAAGTTTTAGATTTCGATTTTGGGTTTACTTTTATAGACGAAGAACTGCAAGAAAAAGAACTTGCGGCTGCTGACACTATTCAACAAGTAAGCTCAGAAAAGCAAACACTTGAAGATCAGCTTAATGATTCAAAAGTTGCTGCTGATGATTTGGAATATAGATTAGAACTTTTATATAAATCTATTGTACCATTTTTAAATAATCTTTGCAAAAATCCCGATAAATCAACAATCTTTTGGCCTGATAGAGTTTCTAAAATTCAATCCTATCAAGCTAAACTGCTTTCAATCGCAGAAGGAAAATAATATGAGTCTACTATTAGACAAACTTGTGAAAAACTCTACCATTAAACTTACAGCTCAACTTACTGAGTCGAAAGTTTTTGGTAAAAAGGAAATGGCACCAACACCAGTTCCTATGGTAAATGTAGCTCTTTCTGGTGATATCGATGGTGGATTATCCCCAGGCCTTTTGGTTTTGGCTGGTCCGTCTAAACACTTTAAGTCTGCGTTTGCGCTATTAACAGCAGCTGCATATATGAACAAATATAAAGATGCAATTTTACTGTTTTATGATTCAGAATTTGGTACACCACAAGCATATTTTGAATCGTTTGGTATTGACATGGATCGAGTAGTTCATACACCAATTACTAATGTTGAAGAACTTAAGTTTGATATCGCAAGTCAGCTTGATGCAATTGATAAAAAAGATCATGTATGTATTATCATTGACTCTGTAGGCAACCTTGCATCTAAGAAAGAAGTCGAAGACGCAATGAATGAAAAATCTGTTGCGGATATGTCTCGTGCAAAGGCTCTTAAATCTTTGTTCCGTATTGTAACACCGCATCTTAATTTGAAAGATATCCCACTTATTGCCGTGAATCATACTTATCAGGAAATCGGTTTGTTTCCAAAGGCTATCGTATCAGGCGGCACAGGCATATATTATTCGGCCACGGCTATTTGGATTGTTGGTCGCCAGCAAGACAAAGTTGGTACTGAGGTCCAAGGTTATCACTTTGTTATTAATATTGAAAAATCACGGCACGTTAAAGAGAAATCCAAAATTCCAATTACTGTATCTTGGGACGGTGGTATTGTTAAATGGTCAGGTTTGATGGACGTTGCTGAAAAGGGTGGATATCTACGTAAACCAAAGGTTGGTTGGTATGAAGCAGTAGATCCAGCAACTGGTGAAATACTTTCAGAAAAACTAATGCGAGCTAAGGAAGTAAATGACAATGGCGATTTTTGGAATATGATGTTTGAAAAAACTGATTTCAAAGCCTACGTTCACGATCGCTTTACAATCGGTGCATCTGGTAGTATTATGCGTGAAGACGATAGTAATAGCAGATCAAAGTCATTGGACGATTTGGCAGAAGCTAATAGCGAAGATGATCTAATTTAATTGTTGACAATTCTATGATATAGTGATATATTAAAATTAATTACAAAGGTGATGGCATTGATCTGTGATTGGTGCCATTACTCATCTTAACAATGGAAAAATTTGTATGATTGAAAAAACAATATTATCTAATTTGATTTACAACGAAGAATATTGCAGAAGAGTATTCCCTTACATTAAGGAAGAATATTTCGATGATAATAGTCTTCGTAAAATCTTTTCAACATATTCGGATTATATGAACGAATATAAAGAGCCGCCATCAATTGAAGCTCTTAAAATCTCAATAGATAAACGTAAAGATCTAAATGAAAGCGCGTATAAAGAAGTCACGAATTTAATTGATGAATTGAAGACGGACGAAAAAACAAACGAAACGTTTCTTGTTGATGAAACAGAAAAGTTCTGTCAGAATAAAGATTTGTATAATTCTATTCGTAAAGCTATTCTTATTCTTGACGGCCAAGATAAGGAAAATGATAAGGGTGCAATTCCAGGAATTCTTTCTGATTCGCTCGGTATTAGTTTCGATACACATATTGGCCACGACTTTCTTGAAGATTTTGAGTCTAGGCATGAATACTACCACCGTAAAGAAGAACGCATTCCTTTTGACATTGATATTTTAAATAGTATCACAAAGGGTGGATTACCTCGTAAATCCATGACTGTATTACTAGCAACAACTGGTGGTGGTAAATCATTAGTTAAATGCCATATGGCCGCAGCTAGTTTAATGCATGGCAAAAACGTTTTGTATGTTACAATGGAACTTGCCGAAGAAGAGGTTGCTCGTCGTATTGATGCCAATATTATGGACATTACACTCGATGAAGTAAAGGAAGTTCCGCTTGATGTATTTAAGAAGCAAATGGATCGTTACAAAACAAAAACTACAGGGAAGCTAGTTGTCAAAGAATATCCAACAGGTTCAGCTCACTCAGGCCATTTTAGACATCTTTTAAATGAAATGCGTCTAAAGAAAAACTTCGTACCCGATGTTGTCTTTATTGATTATCTTAATATTTGTGCATCAGCAAGAGTAAAGGGTGCAGCCGCAGCAAATTCATATACACTAGTAAAATCTATTGCTGAAGAAATCCGTGGCCTTGCTATGGAATTTGATATTGCTATTGTAACCTCATCTCAGTTTAACCGTTCGGGATACGACAATTCTGATGTCGACTTAACAAATACCTCCGAGTCAATGGGTATTACTCACACTGCAGATTGTATTCTTGGTCTTATTACATCAGAAGATTTAGAATCAAGAGGACAAATTATGATTAAGCAACTAAAAAATCGTTGGGGAGATTTAGGTTATTATCGTAGGTTTGTTGTAGGAATTGACCGTTCACGAATGAAACTGTTTAATCTTGAAGACGGAGCGCAACGAAACATTCAATCAGAATCATCCAATAGTAAAACAAATAACAATGATTCTGGATCGACGTTTGATAAATCTTCTTTTGGACAAAAGTGGGATATGAATTCAAACAAAAAGAAAAGTTTATTTGAAGTAGGAGAATTGCAATGAGTTACTCAGTGAAAAAAAATAAAAACCAATACGATATTTTAGAAAAAAATACTGGAACTTTAATTCAAATTGGGCATAGTGAAAAGAACGCGAGAAATACCTGCAGGAAACTAAATTTAGGATCTGGTTTTGAAGGATGGACTCCACCATTCTTTTCTAAAAAAAATATCCTTGTTAATTTTTCGTAAAGCATACCAAACACTTTTTTATAAATAATAGAAATTAAACCTATAATAGAGAATAGATATGATTTCATTTAAAAAATATGTAAGAGAGAATGCTGATATGCTTTTTACATCGCAACAAGATAAAGCAAAATTGGATAGTGCAATAACGCCTTATACTTATACTGTTAAAAATTCAACGCAAAGAAAAACAGTTTTAGTTGTTCGTTCTCAAAAAAACGATCGTGAAAAAGTAAAAAGAGACCTAGAAAAAAAATTAGATGACGCGAGTATTAGTTATGAATTAAGCACTACTGGCGGGTCTGTTGGATCTACTGTTGTAAAATTAGGTTCGCAATTAATTCAAATTACATATAAGCCAACGTCAGGCGGAATGTCTGAAACTACTCTTAATGCAACAATCACTGAACTTGCCCCTGCGCTTGCGTTCATGGCAAAAACAAAATTTTCTAATATAGATGACTTGTATAATTTTATTTCTAGTGCAGACGGAAATAAATTAGGAGTATATGTAAATACTCGTGATGCAGCGGCTGGTAAACAATTTATTGAACAAATGCCAACGTCGTCCAAATATGCTGAAAAAATGGAAAATGCTTTAGCTATCTTAGATTATCTAAATGATTTAAATAAGCAAACTCCAGTTAGCCAAGTATTTTGGGGCTATCGGGCAAAACCTGCTGGTATTGCGGCATCTCATAAAGGAGATCTTTTCGTTAAATTTAAAAATGGTAATATGCTTGGAGTATCTCTTAAAGCTGGCGGTGAAAAAACCGCTGAACCACAATTAAATACATATGTAAACAAATTCTTTGATGATTACGGCTATAGTAGAGAAAAAACAACTTTGCAGAGTGAAGTGTATAAAGCGGTTCACTCAACTATCGGTCTTCCTAAAGATTGGGATTCTAGAACAAATAAAAAATCTTCTATTCAAACAATTAATGACTACAAGAGAAAAAATGCAAGAGAGTATGAAGCAAAATACGATCAAATGCTCGAAGTTATTCGGGGCGGTTTAATAAAGGCGGTAAACCAAAATAAAAATAAAACTATAGATTATATACAAAAACAAGTATTGAAAAAAGATGCGAGCGTTCCTTTGGTTGTTGTAAAGGCTTTTGGTAAAAAATATAAAATGGTAACAGATGAAGATGATTTAGAAACATTTTTACCAACTATAAAAAGTGTTCGCGCTTATTCGTCTACATCTTCAAAACAAAACTGGTTTATTGAATTGAGTAGCGGCCGCGAAAAGTTAACAATGAACATGTCTGTCCGCTCGAACAAATCACCACCTGAAAATAAAATTGCTCAGGGTTTTAATCTTACTATCAAATTTAATGGAATTAAATAAATGTTAAGCTTTAAAAAGTTCATGACTGAAGAAAAAAACTTACACATGACGCACGCGGAAGATGCTGTTATAGATGGCGGAATTACAGGTACTCGTAACGTTATTAATTACCTACGTGATATTCGTGATATGCTAGCAGGTAATACTAAAGCACCTGTCAACATTAGCGTTAAGTGGGACGGTTGTATTCACGAAGACACTATTGTTCTAACCAATGCCGGTGATATGACAATCAAAGAAGTTGTTGAACGCTGTCAGTTGGATGATAATCTTATGGTAATGGGTAAGGAATTGGGTAGCCCATTACAATATGATCGCATGGTTCATATTCTAGCTGGTATGTCACAAGATGGCAAAAAGGCTTGGGTTGAAATTGAATTGGAAGATGGATCAAAACTGAAAATGACAGAAGACCACGAAGTACATACTTCTAACCGCGGTTGGGTTAAAGCTGGTGAATTAACTGAAGAGGATGATGTGACCGAATTGTAAAGTGTGATGGATACCGCCTCAAATTACATCTTTTTATAAATAAAAATAAAAGGAGGCTAATATGACTATTGAATTCACAGAAGAAATGAAGACAAAATACATTGAGAAATACAAAGAAACGTATTCTGTATCAGAAGTATTGAGATCATTTGATAATGGAGTTGGAAGAAGTAGAGTAGTAAAGTTATTAAAAGATGAAGGTATATACGAAGGGTTAACCGGCTCTAACTATCTCCGGAAGAAAGTTGAAAATAATGAAAAGATAATGACAGAGAGATACGGCGTTATTAATTGGGGACAGACGAAAGAAGGCGGCTACAAAAAACAAAACAAAATACCATACCAAAAAATATCTTATTTAGATGATAAATACAGAGAATATAGAGCTGCGGTTGAAAAAGAAACAAAGAAGAATATAAAACATATAGACTTTCCAACATATTGTTATTATACTGGAATACAATTTGCAGACGAAGAAGGACTTGTTAATCCGAACGACCCAAGAAAGAGAAGTGTAGATCATAAGGTTCCGGTTATTATTTGTTATTTAAACGGTATATCAGTAGAGCAAGCAGGTAGTATAGATAATCTTACTTTTGTTTTAAAATATGTAAATTCGGTTAAGTCTAACACAGAACACAAATCGTTTTTAGCGGTAGCGCATAAAATAAGAAAGGTTTTTATAAATGAAGGTTATAAAAGTAATTAAACTAAAAGAGAAGTATGAGCAATATGATATTAGCACTACTTCCGAAAACTTTTATGTGCGAACAAACAATGGATACATATTAATTCATAACTCGCCAGCTGTATTTGCTGGAATTGATCCTAGCGATGGTAAATTCTTTGTAGCTAAAAAGGGTATTTTTAATAAGAACCCAAAGCTATATAAAACACACGCCGATATTGATGCTGATACTATTGGCAAGGCTGAATTAAACGCAAAATTAAAAATTGCACTCGACGAGTTTTCAAAGCTCGGAATTAAGGGTGTAGTACAAGGTGATTTTTTATATGAAAAAAGCGATATTAAAGAAGATAAGATTAATGGGGAATCGCATATTACTTTCCATCCTAATACGATTGTTTACGCTGTACCTAAATCGACTGCCCTTGCTAAAACAATACTCAAATCCAAAGTTGGAGTGGTCTGGCATACTGTATACCGAGGATCAAAACTTGAGGAAATGTCTGCAAGTTTTGGAGAAGAGATTGCAAGCGGTCTCAAAACAGTCCCGTCGGTCTGGTCAGTAGACGCAGTATTCAAAGATCAATCTGGCAACGCAACATTTACCGCAAAAGAGACTGCTGATATTACAAAGGTAATATCTCAAATTGGTTCACTGTTTAGAACAATTCCAAAAAACACGTTTGATGCTTTAAAGCCAGGATCTCAGTATGATATTAATATGCGCCTCAATACTTACATCAATACAAAGGTTCGTGCCGGCGAAAGAATTGGTAGTCCAAAAACTTTTGTTAAAGGCTTTCAGAAATACTTAAGTGATTATTATGATAAAGAAATTGATAATAAAAAATCGCCAAAAGGTAAAGCAACCTGGCAAGCTAAAAAAGATAATGCCATGATGTTTTTCAGTAAAGTTAAACCACGTGATTTAGAAAATCTTTTTACTATGTATAATTTAATCGTTGACGCAAAGCATACAATTATTCGTAAACTTGAAAACGTTGATGGTTTAAAAACGCTACTCAAAACTAATAATGGTTATGAGGTTACAGGACAAGAAGGTTTTGTTGCTATTGACCGTTATGGTAAAAACGCACTAAAACTAGTCGACAGATTGCAATTTTCGTCAGCAAACTTTTCAGACAAGTATATTAAAGGATGGCAAAAATAATGGCGATGTGGAACAAAAATTCATTGTTGACATACGTGAATACCGGCTATACCAAATAGGCAACTCTAATTTGCCTATTTTTTAACTTTCCTCTAATAAATATAATTGTTAATTAAAACAATAACCATTATTAGGGGAAACTAAAATGACTACAACAGTTAACTACTTACCGAAACAGATAGTAATCACCCCAGTCGTACAACTCTTTAAGGTTGTATTTAATGCACTGGGGTCACTTCATAGGTCATATAAAAAAGCAAGAAAAGCTAGTGAAACTATTCAAGAACTGAATAGACTAAGCAATTCTGAACTGATGGATATTGGTCTTACACGGGGTGACATCTATTCTATTGCACATCAGTCTATGTCTGATTACTCAGATAAGATTAATACTAAAGTTGGTCCTAACCAAAACCTTAAGGGGTGGGTGTAATGACTGCAATAGCATATAACCTTATCGCCGGCCCGTTTGCTGGTCTGGGCAAAAAGATTATGACTAATCTAGAAATCATTGGATATGCCCGAGCAGCTGCTCATTTGGCAAACCACGGCTTTCACGAAGAAGCAAAAAAGTGCATGGAAGAATACTCTAAGTTGCGTAAGTAAATATAAATGCTAGCACCAAGAGAGCTGAATGACCAGATGAATTGAAAAAATAAATAATTTTTATAAACATTATAAATATTAGGGTAGTCGAAAGGCTACCCTTTTTTATTAATATGGATTAACAGAATGAAAGAATGGTTTGAAGGAAAAACTGTTGCTGTAGTTGGAAACGCTGCATCTCTCATAGAAAAAAAATACGGTGAAGAAATAGACACTGCTGATGCTGTTGTAAGAATAAACCGTGGCGGTTATAGGTTTCCGCAATTCGAAAAACAAATGGGTAAAAAACTCAACGTGTGGTGTGTGCAAAACATACGCCAAAATAAAAAGTGGATTCAAAATCCGTTAATAAAATCGGCTCATATAATGCAAATGGATACGATAGATATATCTCCACAGTTTATAGAAATGGCTGATATGGTGTTTACCAAAAAAGATAGACATGCGTTAGATAAAAGCTTGCCAAAGAAATCTTCTACAGGTCTTAGGGTTCTTTATTATATAGCCAAACACAATCCAGAAAAAGTTTTTGTATATGGCTTTGATTGGAAAGAAACGTATTCTTGGCATGAAAAAAGAAAATGTATAGCACACAACTTTGAGGAAGAAAAGAAGTATTGCTATGATAACTTTTTTAATAACCAATTTGAATTAAGGAATTGAAATGAACTTTTTCGTGGCATCATCTTCAAAGGCTACTGCGCATATAGCAGAAGTATTGTGCTCGCCAAGAATTAAGTATTTCTCTGAAAATACTACTATACCAAAGCATGTAATGCCAAAGGACTTTAAACACCACTTTGATAATTCTGATGCTTTAATACTCAACGGTACATGGGGTTCCAAACTAAGAAAGAAATTGTATTTGCCAAAGTGCGAGAATGGAGTCTGGAAAGATGGGAATATTCCTAGACACATTTACAAGGGAAACAAACTACCTGACAAAAGCAGATTTGCAATATTGGATTACATTAATTCAGAACTAGTGCTACTTGCGCGGAAACAGAAAAAGCCGATTATCGTTTTAGAGAGTGCAACTATTTCTCGAGCCGAAAAGAATTATGCTAAAGATTACGATCATAAAAATTTTGTAAGGATTAGCTTGGACAATTGGTCATACGGTGACGGCAAATGGTTGGATGAAAACAATGTGGACAACATAAGAACTGTAAATGCATCGCGTCTTTATAATCACCAATGGAAATCAGAGAAAGAAGGTAGCATATACATATTTACCGGTCTTGAGACAGACCCAACTAGTACCATGCCAATCGAACAATTTATCACAAGTTCTATAAAAAAAATAAGAAACCATACAAATAAAAGAATATGTATAAAAGTACATCCTGGCTCAAAAAATAATAAAGCAATCGGACTCAAGTTAAAAAACTACGAGAACGTAGATTTAATAGAAAAACGTGTTCCTATTCAAAACTTCTATCAGGACATGTACTGCGCAGTGATAGACAATTCAACGAGCATCTTTGAACTAATAGACGCAGGAATACCAACTTTCTGCTCAGACACAAACTTTGGATCTTTATTACATAACACAGATCTAAATAATATATGCGATCCCTACTTCGCGACTCAAAAAGAAATACTTAACTGGACCAATAAAATGTCCTGCACTGAATTTACTAAAAAAGACATCAGTTCACCAAACATAGTGCATATACTCGAAAAGCTAGTAAGGAAGAATAAGGAATTCAAATGAAAAAAATAAATGCAGTAACTTGTTTTAGTCTAAAAGGTTGGAGAGAGACTGGTGGTCTATTAGTAAATGGCTTTATTAAATATTGGCCTAAAGAAACAACTCTTACCGTGTACGTTGATGATCCAATTCCAAAGAAGGATCTAATACGCGACCCTAGAGTAAAGTACGAGATACTCAATCACAAAGATCTTTTGGCGTTTAAAAATAGACACAAGAATAATACAGAAGCAAACGGAGGTGGCAAGTATTTAGTGAAGGGTGCTAAAAACTATAAGTACGATGCTGTTCGTTTTAGTCATAAGGTGTTTACTCTGTTTCAATTTCTAGAAACAAATGACACCGACATTCTTATATGGCTTGACGGTGATAGTAGAACACATTCGCCTGTTAGTATAAATAATATTAACAGTTGGTTGCCAACAGGTAAATTTGCTGGGTATCTTGCTCGTCCTTGGATGTATACAGAAACAGGGTTCCATATTTTTGACGTAAAGCACAAAATAGCAAATGATTTTTTAAATATGTGGAAGCAATATTATTTAGACGATAGCATTTTTCAATTAACAATGTGGACTGATTGCCATACGTACGACGCTGCTAAAACTCACTTTGAAGATTTGCATTGGTTTAATCTTAGTCCTCCTGTTAAAAACAACCATCCTTTTATTAATGGCCCGCTTGGCGAATTCATGGATCATATGAAGGGTCCTCGTAAAGCAAAAGGTACAAGTCATAAAAAAGATTTGGTAGTTCGAAGAAAAAATACTTATTGGGATAACGTGAAATGATATATTCTTTTATGTCAGGCAAAAGAGAACAAGATCTTTATGTAAGGCATTTTGGTGCTTCTGTCGGTGCAAAGCCAGTTTTTACAAAACATTTTTTTACAAAATCACAAGGCAACAGTCAAGTACCGGGCAGTATTAGAAAACGTCCGCTACCACAGAACGTAACTGGAATTATATTTGCAGGCATGCTCCGTGGAAACGCTCATTTATTTCAATTGGCAAAGCAATATAATATTGATTTTTATTACATTGATCATGCGTATTTTAACTCAGGATATAAAAATCCACACTGGATGCGGATTATAAAAAACGGATTTGCTCAGAACGCAATCATTTCTCAAAGAGATAACAACAGATACAAATCCAACTTTAACACAGATTTTAAAGACTATAGTTTTAAAGACAAAAAAAATATTGTTGTCCTTCCGCCTAGCGACGTTGTTTCAAAAGTTTTCGACAAAGGCGCTTGGGAGGAAGATGTAATTGCTACGTTAAGAAAACATACAGATCGTCCTATTGTTATAAGAAAAAAAGTTGGTACTAACATTGACAAGTTATTATATAATCCGATTAAACAAAAAAACAAAATTGTATATGCAACATCTTTAGAAGAAGAACTCGAGAATGCATACTGCGTTGTTGCATTTAATAGCTCAGCGGCATTAGATGCATTAAGATTGGGAATTCCAGTTATATGCGACAAGTTTTGCCCAGCATATCCATTATCGCATTCTCTTTCTCAAATTGAAAATTTGCAGGAAAAAAGTAGAAAGCAATTATTTAATAGCCTAGCTTGTGGTCAATTTACATTAGAAGAAGCTAGAAATATTAAAACATTTAACTATATTAACACAATTAGACAATGGAGTGGAAAGTTCCCATGAAATACAGATTAGCGAATGATACCTGGGGTAAAGAGGAAATTGGCGCAATACAAAGGGTTATAGATAGCGGCCGTTATACTATGGGTGAAGAAGTAAAAAAATATGAAAAACAATTCGCTGAGTTTTTTGGAAGTAAATATGCTGTAATGACAAATAGCGGAAGTAGTGCTAATTTAATTACAATTGCTACACTAGCTTTAAATCCAAAATACAAAAACAAAGGAAATATAATAGTCCCGGCTGTTAGCTGGAGTACAACATATTTTCCTGTTCATCAGTGGGGATATAAATTAAGATTTGTTGATGTAGATCCAAATACTTTTAATATAGACCCTAAGAAGGTAGAAGAAGCTATAGATGAAGACACTGCTGCTGTTTTTGCAGTTAATCTATTAGGAAATCCAGCACATCTCAATGACTTAAAAAACATATGCGAAAAAAATAATATTACACTCCTAGAAGATAATTGCGAAAGCTTGGGCGCAATTGAATACGGAAAGCACTGTGGATCAGTTGGTGAAATGGGAACGTTTAGTTTCTTTTTTAGTCATCATATGCAAACCATGGAAGGTGGAATGGTTCTTACAAATGATGATATTACTTACGAGTATTTAAAAAGTTTAAGAGCACACGGTTGGATCCGTGACATGTCTGACGATAGCCCGTTATATGAAAAATCTGGAGATCCTTTTGAAGATAGTTTTAAATTTATATTACCAGGATATTGCGTAAGGCCGCTAGAAATGAGTGGTGCTATTGGTCAAGTACAACTCGCTAAATGGCCAAGTATGATGGAAGGTCGTAGAAAAAACGCAGTTGAAGCTAAACGAATATTTGCCGATGTTCCTAATATAAGACTTCAGCAAGAACACGAAGTTAGTAGTTGGTTTGGTTTTGGTCTAGTGTTAGAAGGATCTTTGGCAGGAAACAGGAAAAAGGTAATAGCCGAATTAACAAAACACGGCGTAGAAACCCGCCCGATTGTAGCAGGAAACTTTATGCGAAATCCTGTTATAGACAGATTAAATTGGGATAGCGTTGGAGATTTTACTGGAACTGATAAATTACATTTTGATGGTTTTTTCGTTGGTAACGATTGTGTAGATCTTTCTGATAATATACAAATGGCGGCAGACGCAATAAGGAATATAAAATGAAAACTGCTCTGATTACTGGCTTCCCAGGACAGGATGCATGCTATCTTGCCGATCTTCTTTTAGAAAAAGGTTATATCGTATATGGATTAGTAAAAAGATATACGAGTCCAAATTGGTCAAATATTGAATATTTAAATTTATTCGAAAGAGGTCTTAAAACCATCATCGGGGATGTTACAGACCCCTGTAGTATGATGGATGCAATGGAAATAGCGAAACCTAACGAATTTTATAACCTTGCAGCTCAAAGCTTTGTTGGTGGTTCTTGGAGATTAGCTTATGTAACTACACATGTTGACGCTATCGGCCCACTTAATTGTCTTGAAGCTATTCGGCGAATTAAACCTGATACTAAATTTTATCAGGCTGGTACAAGTGAAATGTTTGGAAATAGTAATGTAAACGGAAGACAAACAGAAAAGACACCGTTTGAACCAGCAAGTCCGTATGGAATAGCAAAACTATATGGTTACCATATAACAAAAAATTACCGCGAAAGTTATAACGCGTTTGCATGCACAGGTATACTTTTTAATCATGAATCTTCGATACGTGGAATTGAATTTGTTTCAAGGAAAATCACGAACGGTGTAGCAAAAATAGTGTTAGGGAAATCTGATAAAATTGTATTAGGAAATCTTGACGCTGAAAGAGATTGGGGTCATGCCAAAGATTACGTGAGAGCCCAGTGGCTTATGCTTCAAGAAGACAAACCTGATGATTTTATTATCGCAACTGGTATTAAACACAGTGTACGTGATCTATGCAAGATAGCTTTCGAAACGGCAGGAATATCAGATTGGGAACAGTATGTTAAATCCGACAAAGAATTTGAAAGACCAAATGAATTGCACAGTTTACATGCTGATTCAAATAAAGCAAAAAACATATTGAACTGGGAACCAGAATATACGTTTGAAAAAATGATATCTGAAATGGTTGAAGATGATATATCTAGACACAAAATTTTAAACGTTAGTGGCACTTTTAAATTATGAAAATAGTAATCACTGGCCATACAAGTGGTCTTGGAAAAACATTATATGAAACTCTTTCAAAAAAGCATGAAGTTGTAGGATTAAGCCGAGCAACTGGTAACGATTTAAACGACGGCGTTAATTCTTTCTTAATAAATGATTTTGATTTATATATTAATAATGCGCATTGTAAATACTTTCAATCAGATCTTTTATACGAGTTGTTTAATCGGAATAAATATAGAAAATGCGCAATAATTAATATTGGAAGTGTAAGCGCAGACGGCAATAAAGATATGGTAAATGAATACGCTATTCATAAAGCCTCGCTTGAAAAAGCATGTTTGCAATTACAACTTATCGATTCTGATTGTAAAATAATTCATATGAAGCTAGGGAGAATGAATACTCCTATGACTGAGCACAGAAAAGAATATCCTAGGATGAATACTGATTACATAACTAGTACTATTGAATGGATTATGAGTCAACCAAAAGAAATAATAATAAAAAATTTGACACTAGATATAATGCATAGTAGAAGGAAACTTGTATAATGATACCAATTTTTATGGGATACGATAAAAGAGAAGCAACAGCATATCATGTTTGTGCTAATTCTATTATTCGGCATGCAACATCTCCAATAAGTTTAAATCCTTTATCACTTAATCTTTTAAATGGTTACGAGGAAAAACATTCAGATGGTAGTAATCATTTTATATACAGCCGGTTTCTTATTCCACATTTGATGGAATATAAAGGATGGGCTATTTTTATTGACGGAGATATGATATTACGCGATGACATATCAAAACTTTGGGAAATGCGAGACGAATCAAAAGCAGTTATGGTAGTAAAGCATGACTATAAAACCAAAATGTCTGAAAAATATTTAGGATCAAAAAACGAAGATTACCCTCGCAAAAATTGGTCAAGTGTAATTTTATGGAACTGTGAGCATCCTGAAAATAGAATTGTTACTACAGATTTTGTTTCAAATGCAACAGGGGCGCAAGTTCATAGGTTTACATGGTTAGAAGATAATTTAATCGGTGAATTGCCTATTGAATGGAATTGGCTACCAGACGAGTTTGGGCCAAATGAAGATGCCAAATTATTACATTATACTTTAGGAACACCGTGTTTTCATGATTTTGCTGATTCTCCAATGGCTGATGAATGGCACCGGGAAAGAATATATATGGACTATAGTCAACAACACGGGTTATGATATATTATGAAAGAAGTATTTGAAGGTAAAACAATTTCTATTGTTGGAAATGCAAGAAGTTTGTTTGATAAAAAATACGGAAATGAAATAGATAACCATGATGTAGTTTGTAGAATTAAAAGAGGATTTTTCCTGCTAAAACCATCTGATGTTATTTCACACGGTACAAAAACAGACGTTTGGTTTTTAAATTGGTTTAAAACTATGAACCCCAATAAAGTTACCAACAAAACGTGTGATAATATTATTGAAATTCTGTATCATCCTGAAATAAATGAAAAATGGTTAGTAAAAGATTTGGGTCATCATCGCCCATCAACTGGACTAAGAATATTACATTTAATATCTTTGTACAAACCAAAGACTGTAAATGTTTACGGTTTTGATTGGAAAAAGACGCCGTCGTTTCATGATAAAAAAATGATTGACGAAAGGCACAACTTTGCGTTAGAAAAAGACTATTGTCGTATACGGTTTTTTGAAAAACAAAAAGAGGTTTTTAAATTAATAAAATGAAAGAATGGTTTGAAGGAAAAACTGTTGCCGTGGTTGGAAACTCTATGGCGCTATTTAGTAAAAAATACGGAAACGAAATTGATTCCCACGACGTTGTGGTGCGCTTAAATAAAGCTGCCATGTTATATACAAGAATGCGTGTTCCGCTAAGTCACGGAAGTAAAACTAGCGTGTGGGTGTTTTGGAATACTTCTGAATATAAATTATTTTTTGAAAAAATACCAAAACATGTTAAAAAAATACACGCAGGACATCAGGCCAGGACTCCAGGTAATCTCAATAAAGTAGATTTTGTATACCCAGATTCTTTGTATAAACACTTGAAGTTAAAATCTGGGCGCCATAAAAATCCTACAACAGGTTTAATCACGCTAGATTATATATCTACATGCGATCCAAAGAGTGTTACTGTTTACGGGTTTGACTGGAAAGAAACTGCAACGTTTACAGATCCAGAAAAGAAAAGAGAACGCGGATGTCCACATGATTATCCTGTAGAAAAGGAATACTGCATGACAACGTTTTTTTCAAAGAATAACTTTTCTCTAAGAAGCTAATATTATAAATAAAATAGAATTCATATGACCTAGGGGTATTTCATGGTTGAGAAGAAAAAAGATAAAAAAGATCTTAAAAAAATAAAAGATCATAATCCTAGCGATTATATTGAAACAAAGCCAACTATGTCTGAGGCTTTAAAGAAATCCGTGGTAGTAACTTTTGGTAGGTTTAACCCTATCACAGTTGGTCACGAAAAATTGATAAACAAAGTAATAACCGAAGCTGCGACACGTAAGGCTGATGCTGCAGTTTACATGTCGCATTCTCAAGATTCAAAAAAGAACCCTTTAAGTTATGATCAAAAAATATCGCTTGGGCAAAAAGCCTATGGTGGAATTGTAAAAAAATCTCCGTCAAGAACAATTATTGAAGTAGCTAAAGAATTATCTAAAAAATATAGTACTTTTATACTTGTTGTTGGATCTGATAGAGTCAAAGAGTTTGAAGCACTTTTGAAAAAATATAATGAATTAGATTATACTTTTGAAAATATTGAAATAGTTTCTGCTGGCGAGAGAGATCCTGACTCTGACGGTGTGTCTGGAATGTCTGCATCAAAGATGAGAAAGGCCGCGGAAACTGGAAATGTTGTTTCTTTTAAACAAGGTCTGCCTAAAAAGTTAAAAATATCTGCGGTATCTATAATGAACATGGTTCGTAAAGGTATGAATATTACAGAAGAACTTGACGAAGAAAATCTTTCAGAAAGAGAACCACTTTCAATTCAACAAAGACGTAAAAGAGCTTTGGTAATGAGAAAGTACAAAACAAAAATAAAAATGGCACGTGAAAGATCTAGAAGAAAAATGGCTCCAAAAGAAAAGCTATTAAAAAGATCTAGAAAATCCGCTATTAATTTTATGAGAGACAGGTTATCTAAAAACAAAAAGTATTCTGCAATGTCAACAGCAGAAAAAATTACTTTGGACCGAAGATTACAAAAAATTCCTGGAAAAGTAATAGATCGTATTGCAACCCGTCTTTTACCTAAAGTTAGAACTGCAGAAAAAGAACGTCTTGCCGGTGTTTTAAACCCGCAAAAGAATGAAGATATTTATGATATCAATAATATGTTTGAAACCTTTTTAGAATCAACATCAACAAAACCACAGGACCCTGATGTAAAAGATATGCCTGGTTCGCAACCAAAAGGTTATTATAAGGGTGTTGAAAAAGATAAAAAAGACGATAGAGCTAGACATTTTGCAAAGCACGGTAAAATGGATGATGATAATCCCGACGCGTATAAACCAGCACCCGGTGATAAAGAAGCTAAAACAAAACCGTCTGTTCATACGAAAAAATTTAAAGATATGTTTGGCGAAAATCCAACTACCAGCGTAGTTCGTAAAAGACCTCATATGGCTTTAGAAAAAAACGGTTCTGTTAAATTTGACAAGCGGTTTAAAATATTTAAACCAAAAGAAAACTCAGTGAACGAAAGCCATGAAGACTTTAACGAAGATCTTGTAAACCTTATTAACTATGTAGACGATTTTGTTATATCAGAAGATTTTGCTATTTTAACAGAATCAGATTCTTCAGCAGCACTTAAGAAAAAAGCAGAGAAAACCGGAATATCATACGGCATTCTAAAGAAGGTTTTTGATCGCGGCGTAGCTGCTTGGAGAACTGGCCACAGACCAGGAACAAACCCAACACAATGGGGATTTGCTAGAGTTAATTCATTTGCTACTAAAGGTAAAGGAACCTGGGGAAAAGCAGATAAAGACTTGGCAGATAAAGTTAGAAAGGAACAGTTTAATTTGACAACAGGAGAAGAGCAATTCTTAAACCTTGATGAACAAATTATGCTAAATAAAATTCTTGAAAAAATACACAATCACGTTTTAAAAGGCGAAAATTTAAAAGATGTAATCGAAGAAATTGAAACCCTCATGAATACAGGAATTCCAGAGAGGCATTTGGAAGTAGAATACTTAAAAAAATATAATGATGAGTATATACACACCGAAGTACAGAGTGAAGACAGTGAAAGTTTATTAAAAAGAAACCAGTTACTTAAAAAATATGGTTATAAAGCAGAAAATAAAGTAAAAGATTCAAAAGATTCTTCGGCTGATAGAGAATATGGTACTGACGAATTAACTAAAAAATATAAAAAAGACACACCAGGCCAAACCAACGAAGAAGCTTCATTAAACTCAGTTATAAGTAGGGGTGATACTGTCACGTTTAAACATGACTTAGTTACAAACAACACGAAAACTCTCGAGGGAATTTTTGTTGGAACTGATGGAGCTACTGGCAGAGCTAAAATAAAAACAGGGGACGGTAAATTGTATATCGTAAAACATGATGAAATCGTTTAAGCAGCACATGGAAAATACACCAAATTTAAAAGAGCAACATCCAAACTGTGGTACTCCGCAATGTTGCGGTAAATGCGATACTGCAGTTACCGAAGGTTCAGAAACTTGGGAAGATGGTTATAAACGTAGGGTTATAAAAACTACTAAACCAGAACACAAAGACGATGGGTATAACTGGCGTATTAAAGGTAAAGACCGTCCTAATATTTCTATCAAATTGTATAAAGAAAAACCATCTTTTAAAGAATTTACAAAACAAATGAAAAGAGTTGCTGGTCATGAGTTTGGTTAGATTTCGTTTATATATTTCTGAGGGTGTTAAGCTCAAGCTCATTAGAGATAAGGGCCAAGATGTTTTAAAGATGCAGGATACTAAAGAGAAATCTTGGGTTGAACTTCGTGGAAAACCTGGATTTGAAACTAAGTACGACAAACACGATCCTTTACACAAAGCTATTACCGCGTTAGGCAAATCTGCTAATATATCAGATTTCATGAACGGAGATGAAGTATCTATTAATCCAAACCATTCTGACGGTAAAAAAGCGTTGGCAACAATAAAGAAGTTGATGAAATGAAAAGTTTTAAAGAGTTTTTAGAAGAAAAAGATCCTCGATTGGCGAAGGCTGGAGTAGATGGTTATAATAAAGCCAAAAGGACTCCTAGCCATCCTGAAAAGAGTCATATCGTTGTCGCTAAGGACGGTGACAAGATTAAGACTATTCGTTTTGGTCAACAAGGTGCTTCTACTGCCGGTGATCCTAAAAAAGGCGAATCAGATAAAATGAAAGCTAAGCGAAAGTCTTTCAAAGCACGCCACGGTAAAAACATTGCTAAAGGTAAAATGAGTGGTGCATATTGGGCAGATAAAGAAAAGTGGTAACAATTGTTGCGTAATAACTCAATGCAAAAAATTGATAAATAGTTTTAAATACAACGAAAGTAAAGGTTAGTCAATGAAAAACTTTAACAGATTTTTAAAAGAAAAAAATAAAAAAACTGAGTGCCCTAAATGTGAAGGAGCTGGCTGCGATCATTGCGATGATAAAGGCTATCACATTATCGACGAAAGTTTTACTAAGAAACAAATTTCGTCTGCAATTGGAATTGCATCTGATAAAAGATATGCTGGCAATAATATGACTGGCGCTGTTAAAGTAATTGAAAAAATTAAAAACGGTTTATCTAATCACCCACAAGTAATGGCAGTTTTGAAAAGACAAAACGAAGAACTTGATGAGATTAGTGCTTCTGATAAAAAGCATATGGCTCAAATCTACGATAAGAAAGGCAACCTTACTCCTCTCGGTAAAAGAGTTATGGATCACGGTAAAAAAGCTGCTGATGCAAAAGTAGCAGATAAGGCCCGGCGTAAAGAATATAACGCATATCAAAAATCTAAGCGCAATGAAGAAGTCGAGCTTGATGAAGCATCAATTCAACTTGTAGCTAAGGATCTTGAAGCATATGCTAAAAAACACGGTGGCATGGATAAAAAAGATTTTATGAAAGCTGCAGCTATGATGAAATCAAACCAGAAAGCTGACTTAGTAAAATTTGTAGACGACTTAGACACAGAGCCGCGCGAGAAAATTATTTATATGATTTTTCAAATGATGGGTAAAAAAACAGCAGAAAAAATGTTTAATGTTAACATTAATGAAGCAGGGCCCAGGCATACAATGATACCAATGAATAAACGATTTGGTAGTAGTGGACGTGATTCTAAGAAATTTGATATATATAAGAAACACATGAAAAAGACTAGTTCTGATGAATCGACTGTGCGAATGATCGCTGACAACCCAGCCGACCCTGAATCAAAGCGTATGATGAAAAACAAAGATATTGCTAAGGGTGTTGAATTATATAAAGCTTCTTTTAAAGAAGAGGTTGAACTTGATGAAAAGGCGCCTAAAATACAAGGTGACTCTATTGCAATTCAACGTGCTAGAGATAAAGCTCATGCTGATGCTATGGGCCGGCATGTAAAATCTGGCCGTGAGAAAAGTGCACCATCTGTTCAATGGAAAGTTCAAATCGGTAAAAGACATTATACTGTAACTGCGCGAGATACTGCTAATGCGCATGCAAAGGCTAGAGTGATGGCAAAGGCAGACCAAAATTTTGGTGTACCTGGCACAATTGAACGTATTTAAAATTAATTTAAACAACCCAAACAAGGAGAACAACAACAATGGCACTTTGGGGAAAAACAGACGCATTAGCTTCAGTACCAACATGGTTAGAAGCTGACTCTAATAATACAAACAAATCAAATGACCAAGATAACGCGATTTTTGTCGACACCACAGAAGCTGGTGTAGCAGCTAACCGTGCAAAAGGTATTAAAACTCCAGGCTGGAATTTATATAATACTTATACAACAGCCGAGGGTAATACTCGCCACATAGTAGAATCATTAGTGACTATGAAAGTTACTGCAGGCGATGCTGGCGACCTTGGTGTAACTGGAGCAGGCGATGACTCAATCGTAGCTGATGCTTAATCGAAAGTAGAAATTAAATTATGAAGCTAGGAGAATCAACTTTTCTTCTTTATGCTGCAAAATATTATGAAAATCCGCATTGTTCGGATATTGCAGAATTTGAAGAAGACTTAAAAAGATTGCAGTACTTAAGAAAGCTCTTTGGTAGATACAAACAGTCCGGAGATCTAAAAGAAAGGTTGATTCTCAATCATTTAATTATTTTATATAATTGTTTTGGTATAGAAACAACAAATATGCTGTTTATGAAGCTAGAAGAATACCACGATTATTTGAAGCCCTTTGTGGTATATTTAAATTTTATGCCAGAATTTATTGAATATGATGATGAAAAAATTCATAATCGTCACTTTAAATCAGATGAACATATAGAAGAAATTTTAAGGAAAATATAAAGTGATAGTAGATCTATTTTTAGTTTATCAATTTATTCGTAGATTAGCTACGCCATTTGAGAAGTGGCCTGCTTACGAAGCCGGTGTAATAGATAAAAATGGAAATATACTCAAAGGAAAAAAACAGAGAAATTTAAAATCTGAAAAAGATTCGTTTGGTATTTTTGATTTGATGATATTAAAACTTAAAAAGCTTTTAGCTAAACTACCAGGTGGATCATCAAATTTTGCTTCATACGCTGCAGCACTATTTCTCATAAAGGAATGGAAACATTTTACTGATGACAGCATGCTTAATGAATCTGTATCTACCAAACAACTAGATGAATCATTAGATTTATTTTTTAGTAGATATAATCATTATAACACACTTTCAGAAGATGTCAATCTAAATATGTTGCCAGAAGCAAAAGAATTACCAACCAAACCACCTAAGTTCACAAAAGCTGGTCCAGATGGCGAAATTGAAATAAAGTTTCCGACAGGACGTAAGTTCCTGATCCGAAAGCAGCTTGATCCAAATTTGCGTCACGAGCGTGGTTCGTTTCAATTTCTTGAGTGGGACGGAGACGATTGGGAGTGGGCTGATACAGTTAGTCCTAAAGCGTATGCAAAAGAAAAAGTGCTTGGTATAGGTATGTGGGATAAAGGGCACAAGAAATTAGTTGCTGATTATTCTTCATCTATGACCAAATATATTCATACTAAGGTTACTGATGGTAAAACTACTATTAATTTTAATGAGTCAGCTATTAATATGCGCACAATAAAATTAATTAATAAAATTAAAAAGTCTGGTGTAGTAAAATCTGGTTCAATGTCAAAATCAATAGACACGAAACCAGCAATGAAAGAAGAACTAGCTAATAGTGTTGGTGGCGGTGGTATAGCCGGTTTAGATGGCGGGCATATGTCAAAGGCTGCTCAGAAAAAATGGACATCAAGTAATAAGTCTAATAAAAAGAAAAGACTTAGAGATATTATAGGAGTGAATACATGATTAGTTTAGATCAATTTAGCGCAATGATACCGAGGAATAAAGAACCAGAAGCCTGGTATAAAAATGTTGTTGACATGTTTGAAAAATATGATATAGTAACACCATTGCGTATTGCAGGTTTCATGGCTCAATGCGGTCACGAGTCTGCAGACTTTAACTCGCTGGAAGAAAATTTAAATTACAGTGAAAAAGCATTGAATGGCGTATTTGGTAGGTACTTTGGATCTGGTAAAAGAAACGCGGCAGATTATGCTCGTAAACCAGAAAAAATTGCGAATTATGTTTACCAAGATGAATTCCGTTCAAAACGCGGTCAGATGGGTAACACCAAAGATGGCGACGGTTGGAGGTTCCGTGGCCGTGGTATTAAACAATTAACCGGTCGCAACAACTATACTGCATTCGGTAAATCTGTTGGTATGTCGGCAGAAGAAGCGTCAGAATATGTAGCAACAAAAAAAGGTGCTCTTGAGTCTGCATGCTGGTTTTGGGCTACAAACAAAATTGATAGATATGCAGATAATGACGATATCGTTGGAATGACTAAACGCATTAACGGTGGTACAATTGGTTTAGACGATCGCAAATCTCGTTATTCAAGAGCAAAGAGTATTTTAGGTGGTGAAAGTATTCCAACGCCAAAGAAAACTTCAAGTAGCTCGTCAAGTAAAAGAACATTGCGCAAAGGTATGAAAGGCGACGATGTAGCTAAGATGCAAAAAGCTCTCGGTGTTACTGCAGACGGCGATTTTGGCTTTGGTACTCTAGGTGTAGTAAAAAAATGGCAACGATCAAACGGATTAACTCCAGATGGTATAGTTGGCCCAAAGACTCAAGCAAAAATGTTTAGTTGATAAATAGTAGATAATAAGTTAAACCACAGAAGAATAAGGAGACAGTAAATGTCAATTAGAGATATTATAGAGCACTCGGTTAATAAAAATCCTCTCGCCATGAGAGAAGCTTTGGACGAAGAAATGCGCAACCGTATTTCTATAGCGATCCAAGAAAAAATGATGGCGGAAAAAAATGCTGAAATGTTGGAAGCATCTGATGACGAAGATGACGAAGATGACGAAGATGATGACGAAGATGATGACGAAGACGAAATGGCATCTGAAATGAAAGAACTACATGCTTCTTCATGTGGCAAAACAGAAATGTATGCCAAAATGAAAGAAAAGTATGGTTGTAATAAAGCAACATTTGAAGGTCTATACGCTTCCAACTGTACTAGCTAAAGAAAGCTTTAGATGGCAAAGTTATATCTTCTAATCATAATGATTGGTATTATTGGCGGTGTAGGTTACACAGCTAAAAGCTACTATGAATGGTCAGAAGAAACCATCGGAACACTTCGTGAGAATAACGTTAAATTGGTGTCTGCAACTGAAACTCTACAAAATACTGTAGATACGATGGTTGCAGACGCTGAACGTAATGAAGAACTAAATCAAAATCTTACAATACAATTAGCAGAATCACGTGAGTACCTTAATACTTTACGTAACAAATTTGCTCGTATTGATTTAACTATGGAAGCCTTACAAGATCCTGTAAACTTAGAGGAAAGGGTACAGCGTGCAGTTGACAGACTTATCAATGACATCGCTGAAGACACTGCTCGTCCTGGTGATACCGATGACACTCCTGACGGCGTGCTCGAGTCGGATACCGGAACCGACAGTAGTAGTTCAGACTGAATATCAAAAACAAAACATTCCGATCCAATCACGACCGCCTGTGGTCGAGTTTCCGCCTGTTGAATGGCATGTAATAACTGAAGATAACGTAGATGCAAAGATGGAAGAGCTTAACGGTTCAACCGGTAACTTTGTAGTGTTTGCAATTGGTCCTAAGGGATACGAAAATCTAGCCATTGGTATTGCTGAGATGCGCAGATATATTAATGAGCAAAAGGCTATAATTGTTTACTATGAGGATGCTTTAGAGAATAAATAACATTAGCAGATTGTATTATGTTGAATACTGAAGGGGATATAATTTATATCCTCTTTTTTAATTTAAACAGCTAAAGAGTAAACAAAAATGGTAGACGACTTAAACACACTTAAAACAGACGTTGCTCTTATAAAAAAAGACATAAAACAAATAGATCGTGTATTCAACAAAGTGGATAGTGCGATTGAAGACATGTCTGAACTTCATAAAATCGCGGCAGTACAAGATACGATATTAGAAAACACTGAAAGAAGACTTACAAGTCTAGAAAACAACTTCGTAAAACACGGTGATGATGAACTTGCGTTCAGGAAAGATCTAAATAAATCTTTAAATGAAATGAAAGAAGAGGCGCAAATCCAAAGAGAGCGTCGACATAAAGAAATTTTAGAAACGCTCAACTCAATGAACTCGTCAGTAAAAAAACGTCTTGAAATGCAAGATGAAAGAGTACGAACATTAGAAAATTGGAGATGGTGGATCCTAGGTGCGTCAGGCGGCCTCGTTTTCATTTTAACAAAATATAATGTATTGATGTCATTTTTTAGTTGACATTTTCTTATATCGGTGGTATATTAAATAGTAACCCTATAAACCAACTCGTGAGGCGAAATGGTAGATTTCGTAGACCTTCATTATGCAACTTTGTTATCAAACAGGCTCGAACGCTTTCGAGTTAGATCTACAAACCCGTATAAAATAAATTTCAGATGTCCAGCATGCGGTGATTCTCAAACATCCCGCACCAAGGCTAGAGGATGGCTATTAGAAAAAGATAACACGTTTCATTTTTATTGCCATAATTGTGGAGCAAGTCAATCTTTTTCATATTTCCTAAAAAGTGTTGATAACCTAGTATATAACGATTACATATCTGAAAAGTTTGTAAAAAAAGTAAGTGAAAAACAGCCAGAAAAAACGGCAATAGAAAAAACAAAATTTGAAACTCCGGTATTCAATACAGATCCACTTAAAAAACTAAAAAAGATAAGTCAGCTGAATGTTAACCATCCTTTAAAAAAATATATTATGAAGAGAGGTATTCCACCTCAACATCATTATCGAATGTTTTATGCGCAAAAATTTAAAACATGGATTAATAGTGTTATTCCAAACAAATTTGAAAATGTTGGAAAAGATGAGCCTCGCCTGGTAATACCATTCGTAGACAAAAAAGGTAAAGTCTTTGGAGTTTCAGCAAGAGGTTTTGATCCAAAAGGAATGCGCTATATTACAATTATGTTTGACGATCGCCCAAAGATTTTTGGATTAGACAAAGTTGATTTTAATAAAAAATATTTTGTAGTTGAAGGCGCTCTTGACAGCATGTTTCTTTCAAACGCAGTAGCTATGGCTGGTGCTGAAGGAAGTACAGCAGCATTACAAAATACTAATAATGCAGTATTTGTATTTGACGCCGAACCTCGCAACAAAGAAATTCACAAAAGAATGGAAAAGGTAATTCGCAACGGTCATAAAATCTGCATTTGGCCATCTGACATTCCTGCAAAAGATATTAACGAAATGGTATTAGCAGGCTCAAATAATGTTGAAGAAATTATTCGCAATAACACATATACTAGCTTGGAAGCTAATTTGAAATTGATGACTTGGAGAAAAACATGATTAAGGCAATATTAGCATGTGATGATGATTGGGGTATAGGTAAAGGTGGTACATTGCCTTGGCCCAATAATGCAAACGACTTGGCGTGGTTTAAAGAAAACACATTAAACGATACGGTTGTTATGGGAAGGCGGACATGGGAAAGCTTACCAGTCAAACCGTTAACAAAACGCAAAAATATTGTAGCATCTAATACCATGAAGCCTCAGACAGGCATTGAAGTAGTTCGATCTGATATATACAAATCAAGGATGAATACTCTTAGTAAAACCGACAACATATGGATCATTGGCGGTTGCCATTTAATTGAAAATAGCTTACCTATTATTGACGAGTTTTGGCTAAGCCGCATTAGTGGAACGTACGATTGCGAAATATTTTTGCCTAGAACGTTAATTGAATTATCATACGAACTTTATAGTAGTCAGCACGAAGGTAAAGTATATGTAGATAAGTGGAAAAAAATATAATGCATCAATATAAAAATTTGATTAATGACATTATTACGAGTGGCGAAAATGTAAGTGATCGAACTGGTGTAGGAACTCGTTCTATTTTTGGATATCAAATGAAGTTTGATCTTTTAGACGGGTTTCCTGCAGTAACAGTAAAAAAGCTTGCATGGAAACCAGTAGTTGGAGAGTTACTTTGGTTTCTTGAAGGAGGCACTGACGAACGACGTTTAGCCGAACTTACGTATGGAAAAGATCGCGAAGATTTGGTAAATAAAACAACCATTTGGACTGCAAACGCTGATAAGCAAGGGGTTGATCTAGGGCACTATAATGATGAATACATCAAAGATCTAGGCCCTGTGTATGGATCTCAATGGAGACGCTTTTCCTATTATCAGGACGATCCACGGGGTGTAGACCAAGTTTTAAACGTAATTAATCAAATCAAAAACAATCCTACTTCTAGGCGCATTATTATGTCAGCCTGGAACCCAATGACTATAGATAACATGGCGCTACCACCTTGCCATGTAATGACTCAATTTGTAGTTCGTAATGGAAAGTTGCATTGTCAAATGTACCAAAGATCAGCTGATGTAGGTCTTGGCGTTCCATTTAATATTGCATCATACGCGTTGCTTACACATATTATCGCAAGAGAATGCAATCTTGAGGTTGGTACGTATGTTCATACTATTGGAGATGCTCATATTTACAACGATCATTTATATAATCTTGCAGAAGTATTGGATCGAGAATCTTATCCATTGCCAACTTTAAAAATAGATGATACATTTAATCTTATTGATCGTTTAGCGTCAGGCTTTAAAAAAGAAGACTGTAGTTTATTTACTTTGGATAACTACCAACACCACCCAGAAATTAAAATGAAAATGGCCGTGTAAAAAAATAAAAAATATATGAAACAATTCGTATATGTTGTGGGCAAGGCTAATAAATATAATATGTCGGACATCGTAATGTCTAAATTTTCAAAACAATAAAATTAAAGAGACCGTATTGCGGAATATGATTTCTTTACTTAATCAGCAAAAAAGGTTATAAATATGCTCGAAGGTTCTTTAGCACTAGAATATTCTAAAGCAGTTAATTACGTTTTAAAACGTGATGGCTCTACTGAAAATTTTAATGTCGAAAAAATCCAAACCGCTGTTTCCAAAGCAATGAAAGCAGTTGGAATTAAAAGCAAAAATCTTTCAAGCGAGATTGCTTCTAACGTCGTTGTTCATTTAAACACGGATTTTAATGATATTATAGTTGAAGTTGATTCTGTTCATAAAGCAGTAGAAAATGTAATCATGGATATGGGTCTACACGATCTCGCCCGTGAATATATTTTGTTTCGTTTTAATAATATGCCAAACATTTTTCGTAAGCGTACTAATTTAAAACCATACGAATATCCACAGTTGGTTGAATACACGGATGCTATTCGTCATTCATATTGGGTACATACTGAGTTTAACTATTCGTCAGACATTCAGGATATGAAAGTTCGTATGACTCCTGAAGAAGTTGAAATTGTAAAAAAATCCATGTTAGCGATTTCTCAAATTGAAGTTGCGGTAAAAACCTTTTGGTCGAAAATAGGAGACAAGTTTCCAAAGCCGGAAGTTGCTGCGGTTGGAATTACATTTGGAGAATCAGAAGTACGCCATGCTGACGCATATTCAAATCTTATTGAAATTATGGGTCTTAACGAAGAGTTTGAAACAGTTGTAGAAGTACCAGCAATGAAGAAACGCATTGCATACCTCGAACAGTCTATCGGTACTCCTACTGACGATAAAGATTACTTCCATAAAATTATACTATTTTCTATGTTTGTAGAAAACGTATCTTTGTTTTCGCAATTTCTTATTATGATGGCGTTTAATAAACACAAGAATGTTCTTAAAGGTATTTCAAATGCGGTTGAAGCAACGTCAAAAGAAGAAGATATTCATGCTCGCTTTGGTTTTGAATTAGTAAACATTATTCGTGAAGAAAACCCAGAATGGTTTAACAAAGAAAGTGTCGTAGAAGTTAATCGTTTGTGCCGAGATGCGTTTAAAGCAGAGTCCGCGATTGTTGACTGGATTTATGGTAATAGCGATTTAGATTTCCTTCCAAAGGATACTGTAAAAGAATTCTTAAAACATCGCTTCAATCAATCTCTTATTGCAATAAAATTGAAACCTCTTTATGAAGTTGATGAAGAAAAAGTACGTTCAACAAATTGGTTTGCAGAAGAAATTCTAAGTACAAAAAATGTAGACTTTTTTGTAAAACGTAGCACTGCATATTCTAAAAAAACAAAAGCTTTCACAGAGGATGACCTTTTTTAAAAAATTAAAAATTATGATATCAAACAAAATTAGTATACTCAAGAGGAAAACATGGAAAAATTTTATTGGCTAAACGAAGACTCGCGTACATTTTTATCACGTGGATATTTAAGTGAAGGTGAAACACCAGAAGGTCGTATTCGTAATATTGCAGACGGCGCTGAAAGAAGATTGGGTATTAAAGGATTTGCCGATAAATTCTATGATTATATGAGCCGTGGTTATTATTCTCTTGCATCCCCGGTATGGGCAAACTACAACAAAGATCGCGGGCTACCAGTTTCTTGCTTTGGTTCTTTCATTGACGACAGCATGGAATCTATTCTGTGTGGCCATGCTGAAAATGGAATGCTTATGAAAAATGGTGGAGGTACATCTGGATATTTTGGTGCAATCCGTGGAAGAGGAGCTGAAATTAAAGATTCTGGCGAGTCTTCAGGATCTGTTCACTTTATGCAAATGTATGATACTCTAGCTTCTGTAGTTTCTCAGGGTTCTGTGCGACGTGGTTTCTTTGCTGCGTACACAGATATTGAACATCCAGATGCTAGAGAATTTTTAGACATTGGTACTGAAGGCAATCCAATCCAAGGTTTAACAACTGGTATTACTGTTTCTGATAAATTTATTAAAGAAATGAAAGCAGGTGACGGTGATAAACGTTCTCTCTGGGCAAAGGTATTACAACGCCGTTCTGAAATTGGATTTCCGTATATTTTATTTTCTGACAACGTAAACAATAACAAACCTCAAGTTTATAAAGACTTTAAAATGAGAATACACGCGTCAAACATGTGTGCGGAAATTGCGTTACCATCTTCTGCAGAAGAAACCTTTACGTGTGTTTTGTCGTCCATCAATATTTTGCATTGGGACGAAATCATTAAAACAGATGCGATCGAAGTAATGACTATGTTTCTTGATACAGTATGCCAAGAATTTATTGATAAAACCGAAGGTCAAATTTACATGAAAAGAGCTCGTGATTTTGCGATTAATCACAGAGCTCTTGGAGTTGGTATTCTTGGGTGGCATTCATACTTGCAATCAAATATGATTTCGTTTGAATCAAAAGAAGCGGCTCAGAAAAATCTTGAAGTCGCAAAAACACTTAGAGAAAGAACACACGCTGCGTCTAAAGAATTGGCCGAAAAACTTGGAGAAGCTCCATTACTAAAAGGCTATGGAATGCGCAATACAACTACTATGGCTATTGCGCCAACAAAATCAAGTAGCTTTATTCTTGGTCAAGTATCGCAATCAATTGAACCAGAATTCTCTAACGCGTATGTAAAGGATTTGGCAAAAATCAAAGTTACTATTAAAAATCCGTATCTTACTAAATTGCTTCAAGAAAAAAACGAAGACAGTCTTCAAACATGGGATTCAATTAAAAATAGAGATGGTTCTGTTCAGCATCTTGAGTGTCTTACACAAGACGAAAAAGAAGTGTTTAAAACTTTCTCTGAAATTAACCCATATGCAATAGTAGACCAAGCAGGAATACGCCAGCAATACATCGACCAAGGACAGAGTTTAAACTTGATGTTAGATCCAGATATGACTGTTAAAGAAATTAACCAATTGTATTTGTATGCTCACACCGCGGGTGTTAAGAGTCTTTATTATAGCTATTCCATGTCTGCGGCGCAATCACTAACTCGTAAACGTGTTATGTCTGATGATTGTGCAGCTTGCGAAGCATAAACTAAAATAAACTATTGACATTGTAATAGAATCAGTATATAAATTATTAACAGTGAAAAAAAGGTTCGAGCAATGAAAAAGACACTAATTAGCATGGCAATCGTATTTACATCAGCCGTATCAGCGGCAGCAGATTGCAATAAAGAAGATCAGATCCACGCGCTAGCAATGAACATGTATCACGAGGCGCGTGGGGAAGGATCCGAAGCAATGCAGCTAGTCGGAGAAGTAACTCTAAATAGAACTAAAAGTAAACATTTTCCAAATAATATTTGTAAGGTTGTTTACCAAGCAAGGTTTGATTCTAAAGGAAATCCTCGGCGACATAAATGCCAATTTTCATGGTATTGCGATGGTCTTTCAGATAAACCTTATAACGCAAAATCGTGGAAACAAGCTGAGGCCATCGCAACCGGCCTCGTGAATAAAACTATTTCTTTAATTGGAATTCAAGCTACTCACTACCACACAAAAAGTGTAAACCCGTATTGGGCAAAGAAATATACTAAGCTCGGCATGCACGGTACTCATGTATTTTATCATATGGGAAATAAGCTGTGATAAGATGGTATGATTGGGTGCTAGCATTTGTAGTAGCAGATTTGTTTATAGCGAATATTGCCATGTTATTCAAATCCACGAACATTCTTGTAACTGCAATAGCATTCTTTTCGTGTTATACTCTGTTACATTTGTGGAATAAATATTATTGTAAATTTAGGTTAAAGTTGGAAAATAATTAAAGTAGGAGTTATATTTAAAATGTTACACACTATTGAATCTCTCATAGAACGCATTAATGTAATGAAAGACAAAGCAATTCAATTGCATCGCATACGAAATCAATATAGTGAATTAAGCGGAAAAGAATACGACAAAAAACAAGCACAGTTGTTGTTAGATGATATACAAGCTATGGCGCTATCAATTGCAAAAGATCGTCAAGGTAATGAAATACTAACTGATATGGATGAATGGAAAAAATGAAATATGTAATTGATATTGACGGTACTATTTGTACTGAAGTAATACTTCCTGGAACTGGCGGAAAGAAAGACTACGCTAAACATATTCCAATGGTGGATCGTATTGCAAAAGTAAATGCACTGTATGATGCAGGACATACTATTAAATATATGACAGCACGTGGGTGCGTAAGTAAAATTGATTATTATGATCTAACTAAAGAACAACTAATAAACTGGGGTGCAAAGCATCACGAACTAAGTGTAGGCGAAAAAGAAAACTACGATATTTGGATTGACGATAAAGCTTTTTGGAGTGAAAACTTCTTCCGTAGAACAGGCGAAAGCTATGAATAAAAAAACCTGTGATGCATTTTTTTGTATTAACCAAACTCCAAAGAAATATCGTTACTGTCATGATTGCGCTAAACGCAAAGGATTAGCCGGTGGCACTAATTGGTTTGGCTGGGTTGTATTCTTTATAATTATAATAGTACTTTTCGGATGAGTAAAATTAATAAATTTAAAAGTAAAATTGATAATTTTTTTGGGTGGGTTAAAGTCACTGAGTTGGTTGAGCTTGAAAACATTGATGTTAGCGAAGATCCAGTGCGCCCAGAACTTGATGTAGAATGGCGTACAAGCTACGGCCGCAAAATATATGGTTTAAAATATAACGAAGAAATTGAAGGTATCATTTGCATTGCATATACCAATGATGTACCCTCAAGTGTAAAAGAATTAGACCTAATGAGTCAAAATGCTTACTTACAGAATAATAGCGATACTGCAGTTGCTTACACTGTGTGGAGCCGTAAACGTGGCGCTGGTAAAGAAATTATCGGAAAGGTAGGCGAATTAATGAAAGATGTGCCTGAGATTAAAACATTAGTAACTTTAAGTCCTCTAACACCAATGGCAACACATTTTCATATTCGTAATGGTGCAAAGCAGATTGCTATTAACAGCACTACACAAAATTTTAAGTATGATTTAACAAAAGGATAACACATGATTGACAAATATTTTTTAAGTATAACGATAGTGTTAATATTAATAGGCTGTGTCTTACTAGGAACAATATTAATTAATATTGGTGATAATATTGATAATATTAATCTAAAGCTACAAGAATCTGGGCGCATGCTAGATGCAATGTCGAATAAGCTAGAGGATATGCCAGATGGGTAGATTTATAGCTGCGATGGATCACAGCGGTGGTTCAACCGGTGCCGTGTTAAAACGATACGGGCAAGAATATACTGAAGAAGATAAAATGGAAAAAGTTCATGCTATGCGATTGCGCATGGTGAACTCGCCAGACTTTAACGATGAAAACATCTGGGGAGCAATCCTTTATCAAGACACGGTCACGCGTGGAATGGTTAACATCTTGGATGAAATAGGTATTGAAACATTCCTAAAAATTGATAGTGGCTGTCTTAGTAATGGTATGATGAGACAATTTCCAGTAAAGCAAATGCTAGAGTTTGCTACATCTGCCGATGAAAATAGTGCAAGCATTGGTCCTAAAATTTATGGGACGAAGATGCGCAGTATCATACACAATCCATTTATGATTGATCCTGTGCTCAAACAACAGTTTACACTTGCCCGTACTATTAGCGAATACGGACTCGTTCCAATTATCGAACCTGAAGTTCCTATTAACCATCCCGATAAAGAAGCAATTGAAGATACATTAATGTGTCTCTTGGAAGTTTATCTACACAGCAAAGACTTTCCTGTTATTCTTAAACTAACACCGCCCGAAGTACCTAACTTGTACCACAACCTAACAGTTAAACATAACGTAGAACGTGTAGTATTTTTGAGTGGTGGATATAGCACAAACGAAGCATGCAATAGACTTGGCCTCAATGAAAACGTAAGCGCCAGTTTTAGTAGAGCGTTATCGCAAGACTTGATTTATGACATGGGAGATACCCAGTTTAATACTATCATGTCTAGAAATATTAAATTAATAACCGATGCATGCGGATAAAAATAAAATGAATCAATTAGAACACGCATTTTTTAACCATAAAAAGGACAACAACATGACCAAAATTAAAAAAGCTTTTTGGCTGATACTTGGATTTCTTAGTCTCGGCATGGCCTACATAGGAGTCATTGTTCCTGGAATTCCGTTTTCAATCTTCTTAGTATTCGCGGCATACTGCTTTGCTAAAAGTTCTAAAAAAATGCACGATTGGATTTACAACCACAAATACTTTGGACCATTCCTAACGAATTGGACACAAAAGAGTGTATTCCCTACTAAGGGTAAATATGCAATGATTTTAGTTATGAGCAGTTCACTTGCTTTTTTGTATTTCAGTACAGGAAATATCAAGGCAACACTATGGAGTGGAAGCTTCATGGCACTAGTTGCAATTTGGGCTTGGAGATATCCAGGCTCAGTTAATGAATGGGAAACTCGGCAAGACGCAGGGAAAAAAATTGGCTGGTTAAAATGATTTAATTTCATTTTTTAGTTGACATTCCTGTTAGAATCAGTTATATTGTATATATAAGGTAACAAAAAAGGAATCACTACAATGACAAAATTCGCAGTATATCAAATTCAACTTACTTCAGCTCAATGCGACGCGGTTAACAACAACGAGATTGTTCCAGCATTCGAAGCTCGTAACAAAATGATGATGGACTTCAGCGGAGATCGTATTGGTGGTTTGGCTTCTAACGCTTTCGAAGCTGGTCTATATACTCACGTAGCTAACATCACAGCTAAAGATTACAATGATTGTTTCGAAGTTGGTAACATCGGTCCCGAGTCAAGCATCGAACGTTTGTCTCGTATGTCTTCACTTTCAGTTGGCGATGTTATCGTCCACGAAGATGGTACAGTAGCAGTTATTGCTCCAGTTGGTTTTGTAGCCTTTTCACATAATATAAAGGTAGCAGCATAATGGGAGCTTTTGTTGGATGTTTAGTTTTTATCGTATTCTTAATTATTGCTACTGTAATTTACGAGAAATTTTATGATTAACTAATCCTGGCCATCTTCGAATAGAAATGGCGATTTTTGCTTCATATGGCAAGTAACTTACCTTATCGTTTTGATTACCTCCTAAAATGATATAATATTCTGTTCCATTACTCGTGTAAGAACTTATATAAAAACCTACATGCCCCTTCCAATTAGAACCACCCCGAGGAAATACTATTATATCACCATATTCTGGAGACTTTACTTCGTCTCCCCATTCTAGAAAGCTACGTGCCATCAAAGGATGATCGTGAAATTTGCCAGATCCTGGGATGTTTACAGAATCAAGAATAGAATTAACAAACGCTGCACACCATTCAGTACGTACAGGATCTACTTCCATAAATGATTTTAACGCGGCCCTGTGATTGCTCTCGTCCATGCCAACGTATGCATCTGCGCTATTAATTAACATGACAGCTCTAGTTTCTTTTTCAATGTTTTCTAAATTAGCACAAGAAATTAAAAAAGTTGAGATAAATAAAATTAACAATTTCATATATTAAAAAGGTACCTTTATGTATAATGCCATGATTCTTATGTGTCTTTACGGCGAAGCTGTTGACATTAACAACTGCACTGTCATATATAATCAATTTATATACAAAACAGAAATTGAATGCATAGATTCTATTGCAGGGTTTTTAAATGATGAAATGTTTTCTATAGTATATAAAGACTATAAACTAGAAAAAATTGAGTGTTACGAATGGTTCAATAGTGCTGAAAGTAAAACATAATATTACTTTTTCTATTTATCTATTTACAAACAACACAATGTGTAATATAATAAACGTATGTTAGAAAATTTTATAAAAAAAGACGATACCGATTCTGCAAAATGGGGTTCTCCTATTGAAGTAGAGATTCGCAATCGAATTAAATTGTCAGTTGCTGCATACGCATACGAATATGAAAACGATTCGATAATGTCTGACGCTGAATATGATAAAAAATCGTTAGAAATAAAACCAAAGTTAAAGACAGGCTACTCCAGGATAGACGCGTTTTTTAAAAATAACTTCGATGCAGACACTGGTGTATGGATAAGAAAACATCCAGATCTGCTAAGAATTAAAAATATATATAATGATTATTATAAGAGGTAAATATGTGGTCATCGCAACAAGAAAAAGCACTTAAAGCTGTTGATAAATGGTTTTTTACAGAGTCAAAAAAGAAACAGATTTTTCGTATTTTTGGTTACGCAGGTACTGGAAAAACCACCCTTGCCACACACTTTGCACAAAACATCGATGGGTTAGTTATCTTTGCAGCATTCACTGGAAAGGCTGCTCTTGTAATGAAAAAAAGAGGCTGTGAAGGTGCTAGAACTATTCACAGCCTAATTTATATTGCAGGGCAAAACAAAAAGACTGGCGAAATTACTTGGAGAATGAATAAAGATAGTTCTCTTAAAGACGCGTCTCTTCTTATTATTGACGAATGTTCTATGGTAGATAAAGATTTAGCAGAAGATCTTCTATCGTTTGGTATACCTATTCTAGTTCTTGGAGATCCAGCCCAGCTTCCACCAGTTTCAGGAGCTGGATACTTTACTGGCGCAAAGCCAGATATCATGTTAACTGAAATACATCGTCAGGCTAAAGATAATCCTATTGTCTATCTTGCGTCTAAAATCCGCGAAGGTGTATATCCTGAACATGGGACGTATGGCGAATCACGAATAGTTTCAAAGATCGCATCAACCGACGCACTAAATTCTAGTCAAATTTTGGTAGGTCGAAACGCAACTCGTGATAATATGAATATAAAAATGCGCAAGCTTTTAAAAATGAACGGCGAATATCCAATTCAAAAAGAAAAGCTTATATGCCTTAGTAATGACAAAGACTTAGGAATATTTAACGGCGGCATATTTAGCGTTGATAGAGTAATTGATACAAGACAAAAAAGTAATTTTTTACATATGAGTTTGTATCCAGAAGATGATGATGAAGGTATGCCGGTATTAGTAAAAGTTCACAAGAGCCAATTCAGTGGAGAAGTATCAGCTCCAAACTGGAAGTTGTTAAAAGGAAGTCAACAATTTGATTTTGGCTACGCAATTACGTGTCATAAATCACAAGGATCACAATGGGATAACGTATTAATATACGATGAGTCTTGGTGCTTCCGTGACGATTGGCAACGTTGGCTGTATACTGCAATTACCCGCGCGTCTGAAAAGGTAACGTTAGTTAAAAATTAACAAATCTTATGATGTATTTTTTAGTTGACAAATTTTAAAAAATGTGTTATTATTATATAGAACGTAAGGAGAATAACTACAATGGCCATGCACAAAACGAAAATTAATCATTCTCCAATCTTAGATACAGAACGAGTGTGTGAGCTATATTCTAAAAAGGATGGTGTTCCTGTAAAATATGTCTGCACTAGTGCTGCAAATCATGGCACAGTTGCGATGGACATTTTTTATCGTCCTACACCGCATCCTGAGTTTGGCAATCATTACTTTGGACTTTATAAAGCTACTGGATACGGTGCTGCTTTGGAGCCGCATGTCATGATCACTAACGCTGATAAGATTGAAGGTCTTGAGTTTGGTATGATTGAAGGACCGGATGGTTGGGAATACAGCCAGCATCGACATGACTATCGTACTGTAGGTGATTGTGCTATTGATGGTGGCCGAGCATATGTTAAACGAGTTGGTGACGTGAGTGGGCCTTGTAAATATATGACAGTAAAAGACGGCGAATTTGTATTAGATTAAAAATGATTGGCATAGAGCATGAGTAAAAATGATTGGCATAGAGCATGAGTAAAAATGATTGGTTTGATAGAATTGAAAATCCAGCTAACAGAATGGTTGGGTACGAACACTATCCAGGATCGCACAAGGCAATTTGCTTCTGGTGGTTCTGTATTTTATGGAGTTCCAAATGACTGAATACAATCCTGACGAATACAATCCTGACAACTGGGTCATCATTAAGATTAAAGGTGATGACCCTCACTACCGTGTCCTAGGCGGATGGAGTGGTGGTTACTTGGATGGTGACAGCTGGCGAATGAACAGTGGTATTACAAAGGTAGAAGAGGACGAAGCATTCTACTACTTCTATGGGTCTAGTGGGTCTCGATATCGTTGTTGTAAAGAGTCGTACACGTTAAGAATGAATAATGCTTATATTTGGGAACAACTACAAGAACTTCACGGTGACACAGTTGAAATGATGTCAGAAGATACGGACTGGTTGAACACGGATTGGATTATCAAATGACTAAACTAGAAGAACTCAAGGCTGGTTATGATACTGCTCGTGATGCTTATGCTGCTATTCGTGATGCTTATGATGCTGCTTATGTTGCTTATGCTGCTGCTCGTGATGTGCGTGATGCTGCTTATGATGCTTATAAAGCTGAACTGAAGAAGGAGAGCACAAATGACTAAATTAGAAGGTGCTCGTAAAGCACAATTACTAGATAAAGTATGACTGACCATATGT